GCAGCAGACCCTGACCGGACAGCCAGGCCATGACGTCGTCGGCCCCGTCGTCGGATAACCGGATCGGGCGCGGGCCTAGCGACTCGGTCGGCGTAGGGGTGACCTGCAGCGCCGTGCAAATCTCTGGCAGGGTGTACTCGCGCTCAGGGTGGAACTCAACCAGTTGCGCCTTGAAGTTATCTCTGCCGGGTTTCAAGTTGACCGACCCCGGCAGACGGAAGTTGCGTACCGGGTTGCAGGCGCCAGGGTCGGTGTATCCGGCATCCGCGATCGCGCGAATGGCGGCGGCATAGTCGCCCGTGGTTGGCTGATCTGAGAACGCGTAGCCCCACTGGAACGAGCCAGCCGACGTCTCGATAATCCATGTCGGTGGCAAACTGGGCGTGTTGGGCGCCTTGACCGGGTCGCCGACGTCGTCCAACACCATCACTAGCACATGCGTGGCATTGGCCGCTGACGCCGACACATGGCCGTCCTTGAAACGGTCGATGATGAACGACGCCGTGTTGCCATAGATGGCCCAATCAGGCTTGGTGTGGTAGGTAGGCAGATAAGCGGGCCATGTACACTTGACAGCCCCGTCGGGGTGCAGCTGAATCTGACCGTTCTTCAGTTGTGGCTTCTGGCGCACGACGAGCGCCGTCTCGCCCTGTGGCGCGAGATTGGTGTAGAATTCTAGGAAATCCATTGTTGTCCTTGTAGTTGAAAGAGCCGCCCTGCCAGGCGGCTTTTTTATTAGCCCTTGCCGTATCTGTCCATCACTTCCACTTCAGCGGACAAAGGCAGTCCAGCCGCCCATTCAGGCGGCGTACACATCACTTGCTTTAGGGTATTGGGTGCATCAGGGTCTGCCGTCTCCAGAACGATCTCGTCATGCACATGCAGCACTACGTCAGGTAGCTGGCGTAAAGCGTGCCGCAGCAGATCGTTGGCGATCGCTTGCGTTATGTTCTCACAGGCGAGCCCGCGCCACAAGCGCGCTCGTGGCCATTCGGTTGCGTCGGCTGCAGGTTTCCATGCGGCCTTCACATATGTAATCTCGTCGCCATCAAACTTAGCAAACGGATAGCACAGGATGCGCCCACTGGGCAGCGCGTACCAGAGGTGTTGCTTGTCGTACAGGTAGGTGACGCGCCCGGCGGTAAACTCCCGCCCAGGATTGCGTAGAGCGCGCGTGTAGGCGTCTTCTAGCTTGCCCCAGTAGCGCACCGCCCATGCGTTTGAGCGCCGCCACGCGTCTACAATGCGGCGAGAATCGGACTCGGCCATGACGACGCCGTAGTTGCGGCCCATCGCTGAGAACGCCCCGATCGAGCCGCCGAAGCCTAATGACAGGATCGCAACCTTGCCAATCTGGCGCTGCTCTTTGTCGACCGCATCTTCGGCCACCCGGTAGATTCCGGCGGCTTCGCGCTTGTAGATGTCGCGGCCCTCGCGGAAGACCTGCAGCACCTCTTCGGCCTGCGGGTCGGCTGACGCCCAGGCGGTGACGCGGGCCTCGACCGCTGACCAGTCGGCTGCAACGAATTGTTTGCCGGGCGCCGGGATCAGTGCGGGCCGGAGCATCGACCGGAGAACATCCGTAACGCGTTTTCCAAATCTTGGGGTGATGCTGTGGCCTCGCACCATAGCGTGCCTAACAGCGTCTGGCTCGTCGGCGCACTTGCGCGTGAAGTTGTGAACTTGCGCGCCATAACTCGAAGCTCGTCCAGTGGCAGAGCCTCCAGCGAAGACAAAAGCACCTCGTACTCGGTGATCGTCTTCGTCTGCCAAGCCTGCAAGGCGGCTGAACTTCGCAACCGACGACGCCCAGAGGTCATCTGCGCATTGAATGACGTCCGCAACATGGGCCGGAATCTCATCGGGGTTTTCCTCCGCAAAAGTTAACAGGTTGGCGCGTACTGACTTGTCGATAGAATACTTCTGCTCGCCATCCTTGTACACCTCCATCATCTTCAGCGCCTGCGGGCCGACCCTGTCGATTACCCATTGTTTCATCTTGGGGCTTCTGACCGACAGAATCTCGCCCTCGGTTAGCTCGGCGACCAGTGACTCGATCTCTTCAAGCTCGACCGACGCGTAACGAATCGCCGCCTGTGCGAGTGGCAAGTCAAGCAATACGCCACGGTCGTTGATGCGCTCGTTGACATGGTAGTCGGCCAGCTCTTGCTCGGACAGTGGCCGCATGGCCTGGCTGACTGCGCGCATGGTTCGGACGTCCTGCTCGCAGTAGCGGATCATCTCGGCCATCAGCTCCGGCGAATCGTTAAACGATCCATCAGCGCGAGGGACGGAAAGTGCGCGGATAAGCTGGCTTCCTCGGTGGTCTTTTCGCATGTTGCTGGAGATGGCTCGTCCAACGTCTTCAAGGCTGCCAGGTAAGCAGTTCGCACGCGCTTGTGTAGCGGTGCAGTAGAACTGGTGAAGCGCAGGCTTTGGTACGCCAAAATCTTGGCATAAGACATTCCAAAAGATCTGACGATCAAAACCGGCGTTATGAAACCGCAGCTGTTTACCAGCGCGAATGTGTTCTGATATTGATTCAGGGAATGGTTGATCTGGCGTCCATGTCTGTACATCGTCGTCTCCAAAAGCGTAAGAGAAGCACAGGATTGATGTGCTTGCGTCCAAGCTATAGTTATAGCCGCCGCGCGACGGTAGATCGCAGCGACTTCTTGTCTCGAAATCACCCCAAAGGATTGCCATAATTTTTATTCTGAGAGGGTGGCCCCGGTTACCCTGCCAGCATCAGGTCGAACCGACCAAGGAAGAGCCTGATGTTTAGGTAACCGGTGCCATTGAAAGGTGGGGTACTCGCTGCGTCTGTCTGCAGTACCGGCTGGGTTTTCCCGACCAGTCGCACGGCAGCATCCGCTTTCCCCCGTGCTACTTAACCGCGACGACGACGACCAGCGGGTGCTGGCTCGGCTGCAGGCGTCTCGGCTTCTGCTTCGTCAGCCTTGCCGTCCATGCCGACCCACTCGACGATCTCAAAGACCGGCGTGTAGATGCGACCGTACGACTTGTGCAGGTAGTGGTCTTTCTTCAGACGCACGACAGGCACGGGCTTGGACTGATCCTTCTCGACTTGCTCGGCAATGGCAATCGCGAGCTGTTGCACTGCGCGCTTGCCGCCCACCGATGTCACTGTGTAGCGCGCTTCCATGTCCTTGTCAGAACCGGAAATGCACTTCAACGACATGCCGACTTGCGCTTCCCAACCACGCTTGGCATTAGGCGGCGGTGCGTCCATCTCTGGCAGCGGCTCGGATACCGACACCATCTTCTCACCCAGCACCTCACCTTCACCCCAAGCGATAAAGCCGTGGATGAACGAGAACGGGTTGATCGCCCATGTGGCGTCGTCCTCGACCTCGGTTTGGTCAGCACCGAACACCCAGTGGCCGGTCTTGTCCATCTTAATGATGACGGAACTTGATGGCCCTGCTACGGTTTCCAGCGCGCGCAGTGCGGTTGAGAGGGAAGAAACGGCAGGCAGGTTAGCGCCTTTGAAGTTTACGATATTGGACATTACTGTACTCCTATTAAAGTTTAGAGAGGGCCGCAGTTAACTGCTTCCCGATTTGCAACACCGCTGGCCTCGGGTCTGACTCCGGTGCCAACGTATCGCCCGACGACACAGATACGACCATGTCAACGGGAAATTCTATTTTAGCCTTTTTCAAGACTTTCTCAAGCTGCGCCGGTGATTTAATTGTCACTGGCTCGTAGGCGTCTTCAATACCATTGGCGTCCACCCACGCTTCGATCTTCGCCTTGTCGACCCACTGGCGCCGCGCCTGCTTAGGCACGAGCTTGTACCCTGGCACCGGCAATCCGTTCTCAAGCATCTGAAACGCCAGCGCTCGCAAGTCGGTGATGTAGCTCTCAAGCATCTCGACCTGCTGGAGGCGCAGCGCGATCTGCTCGGCAGGCATCTCTGTCAGCTGCGCTCGCAACGCACGTTCGGCAGCGCCGGTCATGCGCGGACAGATCGGCTTAGCCGCACACCAACGGCAGTGGTCACCGATCTGCATCGGTGGCTCTGGCCACGATGACAGACGCACCGCGTACAGCAACTCTTGCTCAAACTCTTTAACGCGTGCGGGTGTGGTGACCCAACGACGGATTGCAGGCGGTTGGACGATGATGCACTCGATCTCTTCAGCGCCTTCGAACACCCACTGCGCCGCCGGGGTTCTCATTGCCGCAGCTGCGTAAAATAAGAGCTGAGGGTTGTTTTCAGCAGCCACAGATACGCCATCGCCAAATTTCCAATCAAGAACGAAGGCGCGTTTACCTTGACGCCCAAGTAGGTCAGTGCTACCAAAGACACCAGGCAGAAAATCGCCAAAGGCAACTCGGGTTTCAACCATGTACTCCATCGTCTTGTCGGGGTCGATCTCGTCGAGTGCTTTAAGAGCGGGAATAATCTTCTCATCAATCAGCTCCTGTGTGAGTGTCTGGTTCTTGTACTGGGCGCCGATGCACTGCTCTGGCGTCTTGTCGAACTCCAAGAGTTCAGCAATGACGTTGTGCAGCAGTGTGCCACGGTCAGCGTGTTCGGACTCGGCTTGTGGTGGCATCTGTTGCACCAGCTTGACTGATGCCGGGCAGTTAATGACGCGCTTGGCGGTGGAACCGCCGACGATATTGGAATGGCTCACAGTGACCTCGCTTTCATCATGGCGTCTGCCATTTGGTACGCGCCTTCAGCCAAACACATTGCTGAGTTTGTGACGCTGTCGTAGTTGTCATCGTAATGCAACTCATCTGCTGTTTTTGGCCCCCATTTGCCGGAAGATAAAATGGCTTGCATTGCTTGCGCCGCAAAATAATCGCGCAAATCCATGCCTGTAGTGCTATGGCTGGGTGATGGAAACGCTTTCATTTACTGTACCTCCGGTGTAGTTGATTTAATTTTATAGTCGTGAAATACAACGCCTTTTGATGCGTCACCGCGCTTATGCGGCTTTTTCCAGAAGCGTTTGCCGTTGCGGGTAACCCAATGACCGCGCACATCATGCAGCCGCGGCGACGCGTGCGTACCACCTTGATGCGGAAACTTTTGCTTAGGCGGCTCCACAACCACGGTTTTCCACTCAAACAAAGGTAATTTACCTTGACGCACGCGTTTTACGTGGTTAGCTTGTTTTGTCACAGTATACCCATTATTAACGTCGGCGTTTAAATACTCCATCCAATACGTAATCGCGGCCAATGTTATTGCACGGTTTTGCACTGCTAAAGTATTTTCTTCAAGCGATGCATCAAAAAAATATATGTCAATACTTCCTGTCTCAAAATTGATTGTCTCAGGATAGTACACAAATAATTCTAATGTACGCCAATTACCTGCGCGGTCTACTACTTGGCCGCCAGCTAATATTCCGTCCGTCTTAAAACGCTTGTTGTTGGGTAAATTTCCCTCGGTTATACCTATGGCAAATTTATTTCCTTCAATGTCTAAACCAACAACTGCGGAGTCTGGAAACGGCAGCGGGTTTTTAAGCGCGCGCAACATACGCTCTACGGTTATCGCATGCGTTTGCTTCATGGCCGATTCTGTTAGCGCAGATATGTCAAACCATACCGCTTCCGTGGGGTCTTCTTTAAGCGCCCACGCCATCTGTGTAATTAAGGGTGTCATGTCGTTTACCTTCGTTTACTGTTTGAGCCTCGACTGTAGTCCGTAAAATAATTCTTGTCAAATACTTTTTTAGCCTTTATATTTGCGCCATGTTAGAAAAAGAAATCGAGAATTACTTTGTCTGGACGGTCGAGACTGCTGGCGGCAGGACGTACAAGTTCAGGTCAGTCAACCAACGTGGAGTGAGTGACCGCATCGCTTGTATGCCTGATGGATCCACATGGTTTGTCGAATTGAAAACAAAAGGTGGCCGATTGTCACCATTACAAAAACGATTTGCCGCTGACGTTACTGCGTTGCAGCAGAACTACGCGTGCCTATGGACGAAGGAGCAGATAGATGAGTGGGTTAAACAGAGATGAGATTAATCGAATTATCTACGACAACGGGCTATTTCACGGCACGATGGCGCTGGGTGTGGTGATGGACGCTAACCACCTTGAACGCTTTGCCAACCTAGTCGCAGCAGCAGAGCGCGAAGCGTGCGCCGCGTTGTGCGACGCGCACAAGAACCCAATCGATGATCCGGCAGCGCCTGTAGGCCAGTACGAGTCGGGCGGCTACATCATGGCCGAGTTTCTGGCTGACGCCATCCGCGCCAGAGGCAGCGATGCAGCTTAGACCTTACCAGGACGAAGCGGCTGATTTCCTGTACGAGCGTGATCGGGCGATGATCTTGGCACCCGTGGGCGCGGGCAAGACGGCCATCACGCTGACCGCCATGCAGGCGATGGTGCAGGACGGCTACGCCAGTCGCTTTTTAGTGCTGGCGCCAAAGCGTGTCTGCACGGACGTCTGGCCTATTGAAGCACGCAAGTGGGCGCTGGAGCTGCACTGCCGCACAGCCGTAGGCACACCCCGCAGTCGAGGCGAGGCGTTGGACTCTGACGCTAATGTAGTGGTCACTAACTACGACAACATCGGCTGGCTGGCCGAGCAGGACTTGTCGACCTTCGACGCAATCGTGTTCGACGAGCTGACCAAACTCAAGAACCCATCCGGCACACGCTTCAAGGCGCTACACAAGATCATTGACCAGTTCAAGATACGCTGGGGTCTGACCGGGTCATTTACCAGCAACGGGCTCGAAGACGTGTTCGGCCAGTGCAAGATCGTCGATGAGAAGCTCTTAGGCCGCGCCAAGGGCGCCTTTCTGCAGCAATACTTTGTATGTATGAACCGCGACTTCGGCGAGTGGCTGCCACGCCCAGGCGCCTTGCCGCTGGTCATGGAGCGCATCAAGCCGGCCACCTACGTCTTAGAACCTGGCGAGTACCGCGACAAGCTGCCGGACTGCCACGTTGTCGAGCTGCGCTGCCAGCTGGATGACCGCGCGCCATACGAGAAGATGAAGAAAGACTTCGTGGTGCAGTTCCCGACCGCCGAGATACTAGCCGCCAACGCGGCTGCGGTGACGTCTAAGCTCCAGCAGATGGCGTCCGGCTTTGTGTACGACAGCAGCCGGGTGGCGTCTGACGTGGCGGGTAAATTCATCAGCAGCAAGGACGCGGTGTGGTTTAGCCGCCACAAGTTTGATCGGTTGGACGAACTATTAGAGGAGAATCAACATGCCAATACGCTACTGGTTTACCAGTTTCAGGAAGAGGTGGCAGAACTTCGTCGCCGCTATCCGAAACTTGCCACCCTCGACGACCCCGACGCCATCAAAC